GCCAGATTGGCTATGCCAGCGATGGATACGAAGGGGCCTAAAAGCGTGCTATTGTCGCACAAAAATCGAGAGTGCAGGTTCAACGCCGATGACATTAGTGCGACAGCGTTGTGGCGAAAAATAGCCAAATGTCGCACAATAATCGAGAGCACAGGTTGAACGCCGGATTGATTTTGGCCCGCGCTTGTCGCACGAAAAGGAGGCGGTGATGCGGTGGCTCAACGGCGCCAGGTACTCCAGGGTCGAGATGCTGGTCGCCATTCTGGTCGGCTACGTCATCGGCTGGATGACTCTGGCCTGATGGATGCCAGAAGTAAGACCGGGAGCAAGGGGGTGGTAAATCCTCCTGCTCCCGGTCAAGCCTCCGAGCGAGGGCGTCTAACTCCTCGCTCAGTAGCAGAGCTCTCAATATGACAAGGCAATCATATCATCTATGGCGTGTAGTGACGCATGTAAGCGCTTACAATGTAAGCGATGCCACTGACTGACAAAGAGAGCGCGCTGCGAGACCTCAAGCGAGGCGACGGACTGAAGACGGTCCGGGAGCGGTACGGCATCAAGCGCAACACGCTCAACGCATGGGTGAGTCGTTGGAGGAAGGCGGGTACTCTGCCACCCATCGGGGGCCAGGTCGTCACACTGCCAGCGCAGCCGAGAACCAGTCGGGAGAAGATAGAGCTGAGGAACAGGGAACTGGTCGCCCTCAAGTCCACCTCACGCGCGAGGGCCACACCTCCAGTGGACCGGCTTGTCCTTCGACGCATCGCTCGCCAGCTCATCCGCAAGCTCGACACCGGCCTGATGTGCCCGACATGCGACGGTGACGCTGCTGAGCCTCTCAAGCCTCACGAGTTCGGTGCCTACACCAAAGCCTATGTCCAGCACCTTGATGCTCTGGCTCGGTCGCTTGAAGTCGAGGGCACCCTCTCCGATGCAGAGGCCGGCGCCGACGAGCTCGACCTCGACAGTCCTGAGACGGTGGCCGCGCTCGGTCGGTCGCTGACGCAGCTGGGGCCGCGGCGCCTGGTGGCAGTGCTCGAAGCAGATGGGCAGGCGGCGAGAGTGGTGCGTGCTGCGCTCGCCGAGCTGGACAGGGCGGCAGGGTGAGGCTCCTCACCCTGGAGCAGCACGCCCTCGACCCGCTGGAGGAGTACCTCCGCGAGCTGCCCGGATACGGTGGGATGTCGCCACCACAGTCGCAGTTCCATCGCAGCCAGGACCGGAAGCGCTTCCTTCGCTGGCCGAACCAGACCGGCAAGACACGCTCTGGAGCAGCCGAGGCGTGGTGGCATGCGCTCGGTGACCATCCCTTCCGCGACGTGACACCAGCGCCGAACATCGGCAGCATCCTCTGTGCTGACTTGAAGAACGGATGGGCGAAGTTGTCGATGAAGATGCGCGAGGTCCAGCCCGACGGTATCCTGCATCCAGAGTGCTCATTCGATGAGGCGCGTGGCTACTACTTCAGAGGCAAGCGAGGCGTCGGACTGGCGAACGGCTCGATCATCCAGGCGTTCGGGAGCGAGCAGCCTCTCACCGCGCTCGCGTCGGACACCGTCGACTGGGGGTGGGTAGACGAGCCACCGAAGAGGTCGCACCTCGGGGAGTTCAGGCGCTCCGGGTATGCCAAGCGCGCACCTATCTGGGTGACACTCACGCCCATCGGCAGGCCCGTCGAGTGGCTGAGAGACATCGTGAGCGGCAACCCGCAGAAAGGACACCCACCACTTGAGCCGGACTGGTTCGAGCTGGTCGGCAAGCTGGACAAAGAGCACTGCCCTCACCGCTCGCAGCAGAGCATCGACGAGCAGATCGCCGAGACTGACGCTCTCGACCGGGCGCAGCGCATCGAGGGACGTTGGGAGGGATTCAGCATCAGCCGCCGGGTGCCGGGCTTCTCCGAGGAGAACATCATCGGCGACGAGGAAGTCGACGACCTCATCATCGAGGAGATCGGCTGGGGCGTCGACTGGGGCGAGATTGTCGGGCACACCATCCACTTCCTCGTCGGCTGGACTGGATCGGCTGTCTATGTCCTCGGCGAGTGGTCGCCGTCCGACCGGATGACCGAGACCGAGGAGTGCCGAGCACTGCGCAAGGAGTTGCTGCTGCCCTGGGGCGTCGACTTCGACCAGGTGGCCGTTGCTCGAGGAGACAGCAACAGCGCAGGCCGGCGAGGCATCGCCTCCAGCGTCAACGAGTTGATGAATCGTGCAGTCGCCCGCGAGCTCGGCAGGAGTCGCAGCCCGTGTCCGCTTCGTCCACCGTACAAAGGACCGGGCAGCGTCAAGGCGCGTGCACGCATCATGTCGTCGGCGTGCATCGAGGGGCGGCTTTACGTGCATCAGGACTGTCAGCGACTCATCCACACCTTCCGTCACTGGATGGGCGGTGAGAAGCTCAAGCACCCATTCGACGCCGCAGGCTATATCTGCGAGCATTGGCTTTCCCCGGTCACACGAGCCGGCGCCCCTTACACACTGGTGAGATGATGAGCAGCTACGACGACCAGGACCGCGAGACCTACGACCGACGCCAGGAGCAGCTACTCCGCGAGCGCATGCTGGACGGGCAGCACGAGGACGACATCATCAACGAGATCATGAAGGACTATGCTCCAGAGATCGCGATGGAGTTGACCCTCAACCCCGACCTCTCTGAGAACACGTTCCGCATGGTGCTCTCCCAGCTCGCGGTGTCCTACGACGAGGCGCCCATGGTCAGCGCCGACGAAGTGGAGGACTTCGACGCCATCATCACGCCGGAGATCTGGCCGAAGATGCAGCAGCGGGACCTCATCACCCGTGGACTGCGTGAGTGCTTCGTCCGTCTGGACTGGCCGAGCTCCGACAGCGCAGTGCAGGAAGTCCGCTACCGCGTCATCGCGCCAGGTCACATCGTCAAGTGCATCGCCCTCGAGGGGCAGCCCGACCGGCCTGGATGTCTGACCGAGCGACGGATGCGGACGCGACTCGACGAGGCCGGCAAGCCCATCCGCGTCGAGACGTTCGAGACCTGGGACATCACCAGGGACGAGCCGGTGTTCATGATCGAGGAGCTCGACGAGCGCGGTGACCGTGTCGACCGGACTGGGCTCTACCTGGAGAGCGACGAGTACCCGTACCGAGACGACGAGGGTGCGCCCATCTTCCCCTACGTCATGTACCACGCACAGATGCAGGACCGACTCTGGGACTACAAGGCCGGCATCGAGTTGGTCCGTGGCACGCTGCGCCTCGCTGTCGGTTTCACCAGCTGGTGGGACGCATATTCCAACTCTGCGAATCCCCAACGAGTCGCAATAGATTTGGAGCTGCCCGCAGGTCAGACTCAGACGCTCGCCCAGTCGCGCAACGTCGAGACCATCACCGCAGGTCCGAAGACCATCCTGAAGTTCTCCAGTCAGCGAGACGGCGCCGGACGCATCGACACGTACCCGCCCGGCCTCTCGCCGATGGACGGTATTAACGCTCTTCGAGCCTACGCCGAGCGCCTCGCCATCTTTGCCGGCCTCAACCCCGGCGACCTGGTCGCAAGCGGCAGCCCGCAGTCGGGCATCTCCATCATCGTCAGCAGGGACGGACAGCGACGAGCACAGGCGAAGGCAGAGCCCGTCAACCGGCTCGGAGACCAGCAGCTTCTCTCCATCGCGGCACGGCTCGCCAACGCCTACGGAGGCACCTCCCTACCCACCGACGAGCGCGCCTACACCATCGAGTATGCGCAGATGGGCCTCTCCGAGACCGAGCGCAAGACCCTCATCGAGAACCTGGACCGCGAGGCCAGCCTCGGTCTGGTGTCCCGCGTGACCATGGTCCGCGAGCTGCACCCAGGGCTCGACAGTGACGAGGCCGCGCTGGCCTTCCTCGTTGCGCAGAAGCAGCACGAGAACATGCTGGCCGATGCTCTCGGCGAGATGGAGGTCGAAGAGCAGCAGGGCGATGCCGACGTCGACGGCGCCCTGATGGAGATTGCCGCAGCACGCGAGATGATCCGCTCTGGCTCGGTTGACCGTGCGGCTCTCGACGAGGCGCTGCTCGCCATCGTTGCCGAGCTCGGCGGCGACGATGACCAGCCCGACCTCGAAGACGGCGAGGAGTAGATGGCCGAGTCATACCGACCACCCGCAGCGGTAGCCAGTGCCGCCAGGCGCGCGCTCGACATCCGCTCCAAGCTGCCGCCCTCGAGGAAGGCCGGGACACCGGTCGGCATCCGTCGGGCCAGCCAGCTCGCCAACCGTGAGGCAGTCAGCCTCGACACCATCAAGCGCATGGTGAGCTTCTTCGCTCGTCATGGTGCATCACCCGGAAGCGCCGAAGCACGACGCGACCGGAACAGCAAAGCGGCGCAAGCCTGGGGATTGTGGGGCGGCAACGCTGGCCGTTCCTGGGCTCGCCGAATCCTACGACAGCAGGAGCCCCAATCATGAGCGACGAACAGAAAGAGCACACCGAGATGAGCGCCCTCAAGGCGTCCATGCGAGCCGTCACCGATGAGCGCAACCGATTGCGCGCCGAGGTCAACACCTGGAAGGAGCAAGGCGCCACATGGGAGGCCAGCACCAACACGTTGACCGAGCAGGTCAGCAAGCTCCAGGGTGAGCTCAACAGCACCAAGAGCCATCACGAGCAGGACCTCCAGCTCTCGAGCCTGGGCATCACCAGCAAGCGCGGACGCCGAGCCATCCGTCGAGAGTACAGCGATGCAGTCGCCGACCTCGGCGACGGTGCAGAGGCGCCAGCGTTCGGCGCGTTCGTCGACGAGCTCAAGGAGGACCCGCTTTATGGCCGGTGGTTCTCCACAGATGCGGAGAAGCCTGTGGAGAAGCCAGCCGAGGCCGCACCAGCAGCCAAGGCTCGCCGGAAGCCAGCCGCCAACCCCAACGCCGGAGCGGCACAGCCCAAGGCACCCGCCGGCAACATCACCGCCGAGTCATACAGCACGCTGCGCGCCAAACATGGTCGCAAGGCTGGCCGGGTTGCGCTTGAACTGTTGCGTAAACAGGGCGTTGTGAAGTGATTGTGTGCCTGATTGTTTCCTAATCGGATACAATCGGCGTGCATGGCTCCTTCGGTCGTCGGTCCGATAATCCGACACGCAAGCCCAGCGACAAGGGCGGGCCAGCGACCAACCAAACCGAAGGATTCAAACCATGTCCGTGATCACCACAGGTGACCTCACCACGAACGGCGGGCTCGTCGCCTCCGTCCTCTCCGACCTCGTGCTCGAGCAGCTGTACGACCCGACAGACCTCACCGCACTGATGGCCCGCATCCCCTGGAGCCCGAGCGGCTCCAAGACTCTCGACGTGACCCAGGACGCCATCCCCGGCGCCTACGCTTCGCAGGCCGAGACCGGTGCTGCCATCGCTGACAGCGCCTACACCACCAGCGAGTTCTCGCTGACCCCCGCTCTGTACGCTCGTCAGTACAGCATCACTGACCTGGTGCCCGTCGCTGGCTCGGTCATCGACGTCGAGCGCGTTGCTGCCAACTTGGTCGCAGGCGTCGGTCTCACCATGACCGACCTGCTCTGCGCCCTGTTCAGCGGCCTGTCCAACAGCGTCGGCACCTCTGGCGTGGACCTGTCGGTCTCCGACTTCTACGATGCGATGTACCAGCTCAACAGCAGCAACGTGTCCGGCCCGACCTTCGCCGCAGTCCTGCACCCGACCCAGATCAACGACCTGCTCTCCAGCCTCCGCGCTGAGGCCGGCGCTGTGCAGTTCATCGACGCGACCGCCGAGATGCTCGCCAGCAAGGGTCCGGGCTTCAAGGGCCGTTGGCTCAACGTCGACATCTTCCAGAGCGACTCTGTCGGCACGGCGAACGCTGGTGCAGACCGCGCGGGTGCGATGTTCGGCCAGGGCGCGTTCGCGTACACCATGGCTGACCCCCGCGTCATCCAGGGCCACATCCCGTCCGACAACATCCTGATGGCAAACGAGCTCATGCTCCTCGAGCTGTCCCGCGATGCTTCAAACTTCAAGTCTGCCCTCATCGGTCAGATCTACCCCGCAGTCGTCGAGGCCGAGGACGCCCGAGGCGTCAAGATCGTCACCGACGCGTAAACACCCAGCCAAGAGAGCCCCATGAAGACCACCCGCACGCTGAAAGGACCGAAGCGCCAGGCGCCGGTTACCGGATTTGACCCCAACCTCCTGCCGGTCAATGGCAAGGTGCGCCCTGCTGCGCCCTTCGTCTATGTCCACTACGCCGGGGCATGGGAGTTTCACAACGTGCAGGGCTGGCTTCCTCAGCTCTCCAAGCTGGTCGCGATGCCGGGCGTCAATGGCGTCGACGAGCGCCTCGACCTTCGCCGCGCCATTCAGGGCGCCGTTTCCAAGGGTGGTGCCTACATCAACCCCAAGGACCGGCGGCTCCTCCTGGATGGCGAGGAGGAGGACGAGGCCCTCTACTTCGACTATGCCCGGTTCTACGACTGCACAGATGGCCGCAAGTGGTGGGTCACGGTTGGACAAGAGCCGACCGTCACCCGCTCCGGCCGCATCCTGTGGAACGCTGATGAGGCTTCTGAAGTCTTCGCAGCGTTCCGCGCCCATCTCCGCGACTCCAACATCATCGAGCCGATGCATGACCTGGTGTTCCGCGAGAAGATGGACAGCCAGCGCGCACGCATCGACAACCTCCGAGGCCGCGCAGGCATGAACCCCCACCTCGCCGGGCAGCTCCAGCAGGCCGAGCAGCAGCTCGTCGCCATGGAGGCCGCCCATGCCAAGCAGGTCGACCTCGACCTCGAGCAGCCGACCATCAAGCCCCGCCGTAAGCGGAGCAAGACATGAGCGAGACCAAGGGAGCACGCGAGACCATCGACCGGATGACTCGCAACATCGTCAAGAGCAGCAATGGACAGGTCACCCCCGACCAGGCCAAACGCATCGCCCGAGACGCTGCCCTCCGCTCAGACCGCAAGAAGAAACGCTAACCCGCGAGCAATCGCGGCTCTCCACCCTGACATCAGGAGCACATCATGGCTATCAAAACTGTTCGCATGCCCGGTCTCGTCGAGGTCTCAGACCCCGGAAATGCTGGCGCTGTCACCATCCCCGCCCACCATCACGCCGTCTGTGCCCTGACCTCGGCCGGCGTCGAGACCCGCGATCTCGGCACTGCCGCGTTCGCGGGCCAGCGTGTGAGCCTCCAGTTCAGCGTCGACGGCGGAAACCTGACGCTCACGGCAGCAGCGACGGTCAACCAGACCGGAAACAACACGCTGCTCTTCGAGGCTGCTGGCGACGAGATCACCCTGCGCGCTTCGGTCAAGGCTGGCGCTCTGGTTTGGCGCGTGGTCAGCAATGACGGCGTTGCGCTCTCGACCGTCTGATGGCTGACGGCACCCCATACTCGGCACGGTGGACAGGTCCGACGCTCATCACCAAGAGCCACGACACCACCGTGACCGTCGACATCGAGCACGGTGGCAGCGCGCCCACCGTCTCGGCGGTGACGTTCTCGCTGTACTCACCCAACGGCACGGCCATCGTCGACGGTGCAGCAGCATCGGAGAGCGGCGGCACGCTGTCGTACACGGTGACCGCAGCCAGCATGAGCTCGCAGGCATACGCCCAGGGATGGGCGGTGAAGTTCTCGGCGACCATCGGCGGCGATGTCCACGACTTCTACAACGACGCTGCTGTGTGCTTGGCTCGGCTCTACTGCCCCATCGGCACGACTGACCTGACCAACAGATACAGCAGGCTCGCCGCGCTCCAGACGACCGGAGCATCGGACCTCCAGAAGTTCGTGACGGACGCATGGACGGAGCTGACTGCGCGGCTCTACTCCGAGGCGTTGCCGTTTTGGCGGATGCGCACGCCGAGCTCGCTGCGGCCATGGCTCATCGCCCAGGCTGCGGTGTTCGCTCTCGATGACCTGGCGCTCACCCTCGGCGACGGAGGACCGTACCGAGAGGAGGCCCGACGCATCGAGGAGAGCCTGCCCCGGCTGTACAACAAGATCAGAAGCCTGATGGACGACAACGAGGACAACAACCTCGACGAAGTCCACCAGCCCGCCTCCGCGGTGATTCAGATCTCGTCTGGTCGGATTGGTCGCTATCGCTCATGAACTACGCTACCGCCCTCACCGCAACGATAGGCCGGCTCAATGCGGCCGGCCTCATCGAGTGCAGGTCTCCGAACGGTCTCCTCGGAGCAGGGGCTCCACGAGGGCACCGTTCGGTGGCCTGCTTGCCGGCCGGTGACCGCAAGCAGCGCAGCCGACAGGCCGCACGCGTCGACGGTCTCCGGGTCACGGCTCGGTTCACCGTCCAGCTCGGGCATGAACTGAAGCCGGGCGCAGGACTTGAGGCACCATCGCAGGCGCTCCAGGACTTGCACTCGGCTCAGCGGTATCTCATCCAGCCCGGCACAAGCCTCACCACCGAGGCAGCACTGACGTTCGGCCCGGTGACCACCACCCGCTTGCAGGGCGGTGCCTACATGATTCAAGCCTTCGAGCTCGGGGTGACGTTCAATCTCGACATGAGCACCCCATGAGCGTCGACCTCGACATCGAGCTGCGGAGTGTCACACGGCATCTCAAGCGGTCGCATGGCGAGGTCCGTGTTTTGACGGCGGGCGAGTTCATGGTGCTGCTGGCAGGGAGTCAGGACATCCTCCTCCAGCTGCGTCAGGGCTGGCCCGTCGTCACTGGTCGCAGTCGAGCAGGCTGGAGCGTCGAGCCCATCCAGCGTCCGTTCATCGGCTACCGCGTGAGCAACGGCATCGACTATTCGCAGTGGGTCCACCGCAGCGGCGAAGGGCCGGACCCGCTCTGGCAAGAACAGATGCTCATCATCCGCGACCGCATCCTGCCGCCCATCGTGGAGCGGCTCAACCGCACCATCACCGAGAGCGAGCAGTACAGCCAGCCAGTCCAGCAGCAGCGGCAACCACAGCGCTCGCTGTTCCTGGCGACACCACAGCAGCAGACCGTCGACCTCTTCAGTCAGGTGCGCCGACTCCGGCGCCTGGTGCGGAGTCGCTGATGGATGTCAAGCTGACCACCACCCGCCAGCTCTCGCCCGTCTTCGACGAGGGTGGCGAGCTCGACCTGGAAGCGCTGCGGCCGCTGCTCGAGCAGCACGCTGCCACGATGGTCGAAGACGCACGAAGCGGCGGCGGCGGCTGGCCGGTCGACACCGGCATCAGTCGAGCCGCTTGGAAGGCCGAGATTGACGTCAGCCCGTCGCAGCTCTTCGTCTCGCTCATCAACGAGGCCCGCCAGCGCGGTCGGGGCTATGCCGTCTACATTCACCGAGCTCGCTCTCGACGTCTGGTATGGACCGAGACGCAGGAGCGGTTCACGCTATCACTGATCCCAGCTTTACAGGCTGATATCGCACTACAGCTCGCCGAGAGCATGAGAGGATAACCACATGGCCGAATCTACTATCGTCAAGGTGCCGAGAGATGGCACCATCGTGCTCAAGGACAACGGGGGAGCCAACAGCTATACGGTCGCCTACGAGGACGGCAATGTCTCGTTCGGTCGCCAGAAGGCAGAGCGCATCGTCATCCGTGACCGTGGCTCCATCGTCGCGTCTCGCAAGGGCGACGACCCTGTGCTCCAGGTGACGTTCACCGTCCACATGCGGATGTTCACCACCTCGGCAGGCTCCGACCTCACCCTCGTCGACTTCCTCGACGGGACTGGCAACGCCTCCGGCTTCACGAAGGTCAGCAACGCTCACGAGGAGTGGAACATCACCATCGAGTTCACCCTCGAAGATGGCACGACCGACCAGGTGGCAATCTTCTCGCCCTGCATCTGTACCTGGGAATTCTCCGAGGGCTCCCCCGACTCCATCACCGTGACCGCCGAAGTCATGGCTCCTATCGCCTTCACCGGTCCCACTTGAGGTAAGACATGGACACGATCACGCTCTCCCCCCTTCATGACCTCCAGATCCGCAAGCCGGCATCGTGGACTGCACTGGTAGACCTGACGCTCTACTGGCCGACCGACATCGAAGACCCGCGCTTCCGTGCTCGCTTGGTCCGGTGCTCCGCTGCTGCCATCGGTCTCGTCCTCGACGACGAGCGCCTCCCCCTGCCCTCTTACCGCGCTGAATCTATGGATCTGGTGGCGTATGGAGTGAGCGTGGTCGAGGTCCTCATCCCTCGTCGCGTCCAGCTCGCGGAGATTCTGCGAGCTGGTCGAGAGATTGCCGACTGGCTGGCGGGTACACTGCCCAGTGAGCAGGAGGTCTCGCAGACTGCGGATTTTACCGACGCCGGGGCATCGGCGACCTGATGTGCCTCCGCATCGACCGCCTCTGGGGCAGGGAGCCGGGATGGTTCCTCACCCTCGACCGGTCGGTGCAGGCTCAACTCCTCGCTGAACACCGGCTATTGACCGAGACGCCAGAGCAGCGCAAGAAGAGCGCAGCGAAGGCAAAGCGCGCCGAGTTCGACCGGCGCATGAGGCGGATTCATGGCTGAGACAGACGGCGGCGATATCGTAATCAGGATTCGGGGCGATTCGTCGGATCTTGAGGAAGCAGTCACCCGCAGCCAGGGCGCCATCAGTGGCCTGGAGAGTGGAGCGGGCGATGCTGCCGATGTCCTCGGAGACATGGGTGCCGCTGCCAAGAAGACCAACGTCAACCTGAAGGGCATGGCCGCACAGAGCCTCCCTGCGGTTGCCGCCGGTATCTCCACAGTCAACCCCGCAGCCGGCGCAATGGTCGGTCTCTTCGGTCAGCTCGCTGCGGTCGCTGGTCCTCTGGCGATTGCGGTCGGAGTGGTCACCGCTGCGTTCGCTCTCTACAAGCACGAGACTGAGA